AGAAGAACCAAAGTCAATAGATATATATCTTCTCCAGTGATCCGGAATCTCTTCTATATCTATCAAGTGTGTGTCTTTAGAGAACTCAGGATATACTAGACCTGATTGACTTGAGAACTCACCAAACAATCTTGATCTTTGAGATGCTTCTGTAAGATGTGATACTGTTCTTCTCATCTTAAAACTAGATACATACGGATTATCTAGACCCGATATTTTTACAACTTCAAAACCCTTTGCAGGATTCTCCACAAATCTTTCAAACATCCATGACAAACCTTTGAGAGGTGTAGCTGTAATTATTACTTTACCCTTCTGATCTACTGTTCTCAATAAACACTCGTGAAATATACCCTCATCATTAGGCTCTTCATCAATCCACACCATAGAGACAGATCCACCTTGAAAACCCTCACGACCTGAATCACAACTCATTGATACAATTCTACCCCCATTAGGTAGGATAGCAACAGCACGATCTTGAGAAGTCCAACGTGTTTTCTTTGTACCTACAGGAAGATATTTGTCTAACTTTGGTCGTAGGTATTCTAGACCATCTTTGTAACTTAGAGAAGCACACCAGACAGTTGATGGATTCTCTGGAACTAGATCAAGGGGTAGATTATTAAGTTGCAACCAATCCCTAACATATTGCTCTTTTGATCCGCTCGCAAAGGCTACAGATAAACATGCTCCTACTTCTGTTTTCCCTGCCCTGTTTCCTCCCGATATCAAAGTACTTTCAGAACCCAATGAAAGAAGAGAGTGCTGTTGTGAGGTTCTTTTTTCTGTTATATCGCAATGATCACACCTATACAGATCTCCTTTGATTCTTTTCATAGGACGACCACAACCCCGTTCACGTTCTCCTGTTATGCCTGTGAAGTTATGGCAATGAGGAACCCAAAGAAGAGAAACAGAAAGAGGATAGTTCTTTGCATACTCAATCAGTTGTTGCTTCTTTCTCAAGTTGTTTTCTAATTTTTTCCTGCTCATATTTATACACTTTGTGATCCTTAATGAGTTGCTCATGACATTCTGCTAGTAAAGATGTATATTCCTGACCTGTATGAAGATGAAGATCATAGAGAAGTTGAGATAATACTGGTGATTTTGGAAAGTTCTTTCCTTGACACCATCTTAATAATTCTCTGCTTTTCCAATCAAACCTTTGACAAAAGTGTGTTTTTGATCCTATCTTTCTATTCAACCATTTACCAAAATGAACATTCTTTATACTGGCATTCATTCTTTACTCCTCATCTAGATCTATCACAGGCCTAGCAATCAACTCTTTAATCTCTTCATTTGAGTTCTCTAATTCCTTCATTAACTGAACCACTGATAACTGTCTATTATCTACATTTACCTCGACAATCTGGCCCGGTTGTTTTTGATATTCCTTGTGCACTCTTTCGAGGAGCCAAGCGGCCGCTGTCCATTGTTTTTCCTCTTTGGCTGCCTTCTGAATCAAAGCAAGATTTGCAAGTGCATGGTTAGACCTTGCTTTTTTTACTCTTCTATTCAGATCTGCGTAAATGGTTTCTTCATCATCATAGCGATCCTGTTCTCCTCTTTGCATCCAAGTATTATATGAGGATTGAGAGACAGAAGCATGGTGACATGCTAGTTTTGGAGACATACCCAAAGAGTAAGCCTTCTCTAGCATCTGAATAACAATCTCATTCAATTTTGACGGTCTTCCAACTTTAGACATTATTCACCTCAAAGATAACAGCTTCTACTTTGATTATATCATGACCTGTCGCATGTTTGATCCTCTGTAGTGCAATATCACAATACTCAGGATTCATCTCTGTTCCTATAAACTTGAATCCTTCCATAGATGCAGAAACGCCAGTAGTCCCTGAGCCTAGAAAGGTATCTAATACGATCCCGCCTTTTGGGGTGAGAAGACGACATAACCATGCCATGAGTTTGGTAGGTTTTACTGTAGGATGAAAGTTCTTTACCTCGCTTGCTGTTCTTCCTGCTCCTGCTCTCGGATTCTCAAGACCTGCTGTTCCTTCTTTTCTATGAACAGCCTCATGTCCTTTTTTACTCTGTAGATCCTCAAGTCCTGTTTCACGTTCTGATCTTGAAGGTTTTGCACATTGATATATATTTGCAGGCCATCGACCTCCTTCAGGTGCTTTAACAAAATAATCATCTGCTTTTTCTTTTGGCAATTTTGGATCAACATATACACTAGAAAAACCATTGTGATCTTTCAATTGCTCTTGACTTCCTACCCAACAAGGATCACCATATCCAAATCTACAAGCATCTATATTAATCGCACCTGTACCCCACTTCAAAACATTCTCTGATACATTCAAACCCTTCTCTATAGGTTTTCTGCAAAGGATTGCAGGCTCTTGAGCAGGTTTTAAGGCAGTTCCCCAACCTTCCCAATATTGTGCTTCTTCTGTAGCAGGTTTTGTTATATCCCATGATCCTGCATAATCACCAAAAGCGATCTTCCCATCTTGCTTTTGACTTGCGCCAAAGTTTTTATCTGTTCCCACAACTTCTCTCTCAACTCCTTTCATCTTATCAATCTGCTTTGATATATCCATGCTCTTTGGAAAGCCTGAGAAGTACAACCAATTGATCATATCTCTAATCTCAAACCCCTCATCCTCCAAAGCACAAACCATTCTATGAATTGCTCTTGTAGCACCAAAAGCAACAAGATGACCTCCGGGCTTTAATACTCTAAGACATTCCTTTGCCCAATCAGATCCGGGGACTGATGAGTCCCATGCGGAGGACATGAAATCTATACCATATGGGGGATCTGTTACAATTGCAGAAATTGAATTATCCGGAAAAGACCGGATTACTTCAACACAATCACCACATAGAACATATTGATCTCCTACAGCATAGATCCCTCCTTCTTCTGCTATTTTCACGCGTTCTAGGTCTAGATTTTCAGCATCTTCATAATCATCATAAACCGCATTATCAGATTCAGGAGGTAGTTCTGTATCTATGTTTTCCAAAAGTGAATCAAGTTCATCTTGTGAGAATCCGATATCATCTAGATCATTTTCAGGCAAAGCGGTAAGAATATCTTTCAGCATGTCCTCATTCCAATCAGATATCTCTCCCAGTTTATTATCAGCAATAGCAAGAAGTTCAGCCTCTGTTCTAGATAGTTTCATATATCTAACAGGTACAGTTTGAAGACCCAAAGATCTAGCAGCTGCTATTCGAGTGTGACCTGCAATAACCATCGAGTCCTCTTCTCTTGCTATGATAGGAGAGGCAAAACCAAATCTCTCTATAGACCTTGCAACCTTTGAAATTGCTTCTGTGTTTATTCTAGGGTTATGTTCCCATTCAACAAGTGAATCAATATCAACATATTCTCCTATACTCTCTTTCTTCTTCTTTCCTGCCATAAAGAACTCCAATAAAAAAGACTAGTATAGACTAGCCTTTTATCAGAAGATTGACAATTAATTGTTATACTTTATCTTTCAATCTATCCTCCATCAAATAGATTAGACCTTGCATGAATACTTCTCTAAGATCTTCTTTTGGGTATACTTCAACATACTTTCTAGATATATGCTCTAAGTTATCCACAGATAATCCATAGTAATCATTTTTCCATCGATGGATAGTCATTCTGCTAACACCTATTAAATCAAGTGTTTTCTTCATTCCAATCTGCTTCTCAATATTTCTAATCAATCTATTTAGATATATATTTAATTTCATCTTATTCTCCTTTGATTGTGTTGTTTATATAGGTTCTTTTACTCTGATATCTTTCAACAAATGCGAATATATGCTTACATGGCTTTTGCTGTTTCTTAAGTCTATGTGTCCAATCTGAACAAGTACAGGACATTCTTTGGGGCTGTCTTTCACCTTGTCGATCAAATATCTCTACAGTATATCCACCTGTTACGGTCTTTCCTGTCATGTAGGTATATTCTAAATTTGGGGCCACAGAACAAGCAACGAATTGCACCTTCTTACTTTTGACATATCTAGAGAAGAGTTCAAACTTGTGTTGCTCGACAATCTGATCAACATACTGATTTAGGTGTTCTATGATTTCCTGTTTATTCATTGTTTGCTCCTTTGGTTATTTAAGATAAATTATTTGATTTAAGTTTTGTATTATTTTGAATAAACAATCAATCTTTTGATTATGTTCATCTGAATTACATTCTTGAAATTGTCTTTTTGAAACATCAATCCGATCTTGTAACCGTTCTATTTGTTTTGCTCTATCTACTTTTGTTGTAGCCAATCGTATGACTTCAAATGGATGCATACACAAAAGATGACCAATTGCTTTTGTTAAAAATACGTTTCTAGGTTCGTGTTTCTTTGTATCGAATATTGTTCTGCTGTCTCCTATTAAATTGTCTCTCAATCTTACATACAAACTTTGTGTATCTCTCCAGTTAAATATGCTATTTGTATTGAGATGATTGTAACAAGCACGAGCGAATTCTTTAAGATTTGAATACTTAGATTTGAATAGGATATGTTGTAGTAGTAAATTATCAGTCATTGTTTGCTCCTAGAAGGAAAAGAGAAGAGATAAGAAAAAGAGAGAAGAGAAATGTATATATTTCTGTGCGATGTTCTAGACATGCGTTTGCAAAGTCAATCATATTCATTTTGACACTCCTAACACTCGATCTAACATGCCAGATTCTGTTTCTAATCGATTTGATAGAGTTCTTATGAGATGGGATTGTTCTGAGATTAATCTGCTCTTAAGAGAATCAATATCAAATAAAAGACGTTGAAGATCTTGAGGTGTACCGTTAAAGATTGCATCTGGTATCTTTTCACTGAGAACTTCAATCTTTTCTTTTAGTTGTTCTATGTGTTTAGGCCTTCTATCATCCCAAGATCGTGCTAGTTCATCAAGATCTTTTATTAACTCTTGATCGTTGGTTATGTCGTATACATTTTGAGGTATGACGATTTTTTTATTACCTCTGAATCCTATTGTAGGAAGTTCTTCATCTGGAAATAATGACATGGTTGCTCCTTTGGTTATTGTACGGTTATGATTAAGATGTTTTGATTTGTGAACTCTCCATCATCATCTAACTCAGGCACAAGATCCTGATCGATGATTTGAAGGTTGTGCAAGTTACAGAATGCAATTGCAACTCTCATAGATGAACAGGTAACATAGATATTTCCTAGTTTGTCCTGAACGTCGATAGCGATAAAATGATTCATTGTTTTCTCCTTTGTATATACGTATCATAGCATGTTACAACAGGAGAGTCAAATATTATTTTATTTATTTTTTATCTTTTTTGATCTTCTCTGGAAGGGCCGCGATTCTTTTCAATCGTTGTTTGTTCTTCCTGTAGGATTGAAAAGGTTTTGCTGGTGAAAAACCCGCAACAACAGTTCGGGCCGTTGCATCTAGTTCTTGTTCTAGTTCTGATTTCAGAACCTTGATCCGTTGTTTCAAAGCCTTCTGTGATAGATACTTTGTTTTGTATAGTTTGCTTCCACAAGATAGGCATATAAGCACATCAAACTTGTGATCTACCCTTACACTATAACCACAAGATAAACAAGTACAAAGAACAGAATATGATCCATCAATTTCTTTACGTTTTGTAGATATTAAACAAGTCATTTGTTATGTACCCTCCCATGGCACGTCCTACAAAGAACGATCAGATCCTGTGGTTCTTCAGCTCCTAGTCTGTCATAACTGTTATGATGTACATCTAAGATCTCTTCTTTGGTGCTACAGGCCTGACATTTATATCCGGCACGCTGAAGTGCTTCATGTCGTGTTTTTTTCCAATGTGCGGAATGAAGATAAGCCGCGTAGGTTCCCTGATCCATCTTTGGATTTTTATGACTTGCCCAGCTATTATCAATCCAATCTTCTAAGAATGCTTTGTGTGAATCTAGAGCATCTGCATGTATACAGTTTGGACAGATTGAAGAGCCTTGATCTGTCCTCGATGTTTTCTCTTTTGCATATGTAGATCCGCATCGTGTACATTTTGCAGAAAGAATGAGAGAACCTGCTCTCTTTGTGAGTGTTCGATTGTCTATTTGTGTGATCTCACTGATTCTATTAGGTTTCATGTCAGTATACCAATATAGATAGCGTATAAGGCTCGATACACCATCACGATCTTCTTCTGCTGTGCATTCCTGCAAATAGGAGGATATGAGGTTTTCTAAATTTTCCTCTTGTTCCTTTTTTGCGATTTCGTAAAAGTTTATAGAATCGTTTATGGTTTCAATCTTTTTGATGGCTGTTGCTATGCGATGTTGTATCATACTTTTTGATCTCCCTGATATCAAGATAGAATTCATCAATACCACCGAAAGGAAAAAACGTCTTGACATGATAAGTGTTTTCATTGATTGATAATATCTTACCCACAATTTGAACCATACACAATTCTTTTTTCCTGAATACAACCAAATCATCAACAGAAAGAGCAAGGTCACTTTGTAATTTCTTCTTTGCTTCTTCTTCGAGTCGTTCATATTCTTCTAATTTCTCTGGATACTCTGCTTTTATGTAGTTAGATAAACTTTTCATGTTATTTTCCTATAGCTGTTTTTATCTTTTGTAGATTGAGATCATGACAATGTGGTGAAGTCCTCATATTTTCAATCATTGTTTTATTTGATAAAGATGGATATGATTTATATTGCTTAATATTGTGATCTAGTAACCAATCAAAATCGTCTTGACCTTCATTTGTATCCATAATTTTGAAATCAGGCTCTTCTGTTTTTGGCTGTTCCTGCTTCTTAAATTGCAGAATCTTCTCATGTACCTCTTCAACTAGCATAGATGTATGTATGTTTGGCTTTGATGATTTCCCTTTGCCGCCTTTAATCCATCGAGAGATTCCTGTAACAATGTAATTTCCAGTCCATGCTCCTTTGCCTTCTTTCATTCTTCTGAGGTTATATGCTCCAATAAGCATTAACTCATGTGTCAAATAATTAGAACAATCTGAAGGAAGAGCCACTTCGAGTTCTTCAATATAATTCTTTCCTTTCCATCCAAAGAAGGAAGAGAATTTGTTTATTATTTCTTTTTGCTTATCGGTTAATATCAATCTGTTAATATTTGTTGTTAAATCTTTGTTGTTAACTTTGTTGTTAATTGTGGGCTTAACATGTGGTCCTTCTGTGGGCTTAACATGTGATCCCTCTGAGGTGTCAACATGTGACCCTTCTAAGGTGTCAACATGTGACCCTTCTGTGGGATCTACTGTTGTTCCTTCTTGAGTATCTATTTTGTACTCAACATAGATCAAAGAAGAAGCCCCAATTCTTTTTTTACTGGTTAGAATTCCTTGATCTTTGAGTTCTCTAATTGCTCTTTTTATGCTTCCTTTTGAGTATCCGGTAATATCTGATATCACATCATACGAAGGACAACAGAATCGTGTTCTCATTCCTTCTTTCTCTTCTGTCTTGAAGTGATAAGACAAAGCCATATAAACAGACTTTGTTACACTCTTACACTCTCTTAATATAGCAATCTCTTCTTTATAGATAATAGCAAATTGATTATTCATTGATACCTCCTCGAATGAACCATGCAAGATGCAACTCTTCGAAGAATACCTTAACAAATAATGAATCTGATTCATTCTCTTTTCTATACTCTGAGTAGTTTCTCATTATGCTATCAAGATCATCCTGATTACATAGCCATTCTTCTATTCTGTTGCGTTCTTCTCCTGCTATGATATCAACACCTTGCAATAAAAAATAAACTGCTTCTGCTGCGTTTTTGGCATTGTCATATATTTGTGTATGATTGTTTGTTTGAATGATTACATTATCCCCAAAAAAATCGATAACGAAATTGATCATGTTGTACTCCTTTGGTTTTGACTAGTAACCAATCGTAACATACTGTGATACATATGTCCAATAAAAAACAACAAAAAGGAAAACTCCCCTAGATAAACCAGAGGAGTCGCAACCAAATGAAGCCATCGAAAAAACAATGACAATTAAATACTAATAACTACGGAAGCACCTGTCAAGGCATCTGATGTAGTAATTTTGAGATTAGAATCATCTACTAACTCAACAAGGGCATGTATAAGTTGATCACTACTATCATATATGGAGACATGAACAAGTTTTTCTCCAAGATCATGCTCAAACGTTTTAGCAGTGCCGGCCGTAAAAGATTCATTTGTAAATGTGATGCGGAAAAATCCATTATCGACACTAAATTCCCCGGTTGAATCATCATAATCTAGACCACTTCCAGCCGGAGCAGAGACAGCAGCCCTAGCAAGAGCATCTGTATATTGTGTGATTGTAGATGAAAACTGACCAGTAAGAGAGTTATAACTCAATCCAGTTCCCGCAGATACTGCACCTCTGGCATCTGAATTAGTGTATTGTGTAATTGAAGAAGCAATCTCACCACCGGATGAGATAGTAATGCCAGCACCCGCACTAAGAGCAGCGATCGCATTTGCGTCGGTGTATTGTGTGATTGAAGAAGCAATTTCTCCGCCTGATGAAATAGTGATACCCGCACCCGCACTAAGAGCCGCGATAGCATTTGCATCAGTGTATTGAGTAATAGAACATGCAAATTGACCTGTTGATGAATTGTAGGTCAATCCTGTTCCGGCTGATAGTGCGGCTCTTGCGTCTGAATCTGCATATTGTGTGATTGTGCTCGATATCACACCACTAGTATTGATAGAGATACCCGTACCGGCTGAAATATGACTAAGTACCTCACCTTGTGAGAGACCAGATTGAATTTCTTGATAGTCACTAACAGAAGTACCGTCATTTGCCTTAACAATGTACATTTCTGCAGGTGTAGGTGATGTTAAGATAACAACGTCCCCAACTCCCAAATTGTCACTAGAAGCAGAGTTAGAAACATAGTTTGCAAGAGAAGAATCGGAAGTATTTACCTCAACATCTGAGATGAGAAGATTTGAGGCAGATAAAGCACCGTTAGAATCTACTTCGAAGTAGTCTGTATCTACTGATTTGATAAAAGAAAGACCCGCTACATCTTGTTTACGAACTAGATCATTTGATTCGCTTGGGGCTGTATCGCTCTGAACTTGGCCTTTAAAAATGTAAGTTGGTGAGTAATTATTGAATGGCATAGTAATTTTCCTTTTTTTTGGGTTAAAGTCATTACTATCTTATCTTATAATCACAGTTCCTGATAAAGAATCTGAAAAATTTATCAATATTTGGCTGTTTGAAGTATGTTGTACTTCTGCATGTACCAAATAACCGGAAGAATCTATAATTATCACTGTAGGAATGTTTTCAAAATCATGTGTTATTGTGAGTGAGGTTTCATTAGTAAATGTCACTTGTTTGATCGTACCATCAGAAAGACCACTACCGCCTATTGATCCTCTGGCCTCTCCTCTCCTGTTAAATGCGTTTGCTATAGCCATGTCTATTTTTTACCATCGTTGTAGGTTATTACAGCCTGATCTACTGTCAATGTGCCTTTGTCAGTTTTGACGTGTAAATATACTGTATCAGCACTGTCTAAAGATATGATCCCATCTATACGATAGATTGCAGTAGCCTTTGATGCTGTAGTAAGACCATGATCCAAGACCGAAACCGTGTCAGTTAATA